TCACCCTCTATAAGCGCAGTCAGGTTGTGGCGGATTGGCCAGCCGTCGCGCATCGTCCATTCAAGCGGGTAGGGAGTTCCATCGTGCGTTATCATGCAGTTCACGTCGACGTAGCCGATATACCCGATGCGGTGCAGGTGCTCCGTAGCTGGCTTAAGGACCATATCTGCAAGCTTGCTCTTTCGGACAACCCGCACGGTTGTGCCCATCTCGCCGGTGTTGACGCCGAGATCGCCATTCATGAGCTTCTTGTTCTCGAAGTTCTCAACCCACCCGGCGTTGCTCCAGCCAGCGGGGCCAAACCAGCCGCCGACAGCCATTTCCATTCCGTCTATCTTGGTCTGGAGAATAAACCCCTCTTCGCGGGCCGCTTTCACGTACTTCGGAATCTTCTTCCAGCGCTCCAGCATGTAGACCATATCCGCCGCGTTATTCGCGACGTAGGACATTGCACGCTCGCCGTCACCGGACGGCTTGGAAACGAACGCTTTACCCTCCTTCTTTACGTAAGCCGCTGCTGAATCGTAGTCGTGAAAGGTCTTGCCCGGGATGATCGGCATGCCGCACTCTTCCATGACCTTCTGCCCGACTTCGCGGTCCAGTTCCCATTCCACCGCTTCGAGATTGCAGCCGAAAATCGGATAGCCGATCTTGCGGTACGGCTCCAGCAGATCGAGATACGAAACGTTGTCAGGCGTGTAGATGAGATCGGCCCAGCCGATCCACTTCTTTCGGAGGTCGTTGAAGTCGCGGATCTTCTCTACGATGCCTTCGCCCGCGTGACGGTCGGTACCGTCAGGACGCGGCTTGTCGTACCACTTCACGCTATGGCCCTGCTGCTGCCAGCGCATGCAGAGATCAAGGGCGTTGGAGCCGACATCTATGACTAGTATTTTCATTTTGCAACTGCTATAGTGGTCGTAACAACCTGGGAGATCACTGTGAAAGGCTTCTTCGAATTTCTACTCGGCTGCGTCCTGATCGGCGGATTCTGCCTTATCTGCACGCATATCGGCTTCGTGCCCGCCATCTTCTTCGGCATGCTTGTCGGCATGTTCATGTCCGCAGCTAACGAGCATCATTGAGGCGGTCGGCTGATCAGCGCGTTCGTCAACGCGGGGCCGGCGCGGTTATATAGGCTCGCAGCGCCATAGGTGGCGCCTATGCCGCCGAGGATAGCAGGTAAGGCAGACGCACCCCCCGCGACCCCAGCGCCCGCTCCGAGCGCGCTGGCAAGCGCTGGCGGTATGCCCTGCACGAGGCGACGTTCTGCTGTGCCTGAAGACTTCGGCTCTTTCAGAAAGCGATTGCCGATTGCCGCGAGTTTGCCGAAGTCACCAGCCTTGCCGCGCGCCATTGCCTCCTTGCCTGCTTTCGTCGCGTTGATCGCGCCGAGCAGCGCAGAAGGTGCGATATCTCCGGTGAGGCTCTTAGCCACGAGAGGTTCGATGGTGCGCTGAATCGCGTACTGTTTCCGCAAGGCCTGAAGCTGCGCCTTGTCCGCCGGTAGCATCTGCTCAGCCTGAATATTCAACAGCTTGTTTTGCAGCTTTTGGAGTGCGTACTTGGTATCCGCGTTCGAAGTCGCCTTGATCTTGTCGTTCATCAGGGTGTTGATCTTGCGAAACGCCGTGCCATTCAGGTTGTTGCCTTCGGTCTGCTGCTGTATCCGTTTGACGATACCGTTCACCGCGCCGAGAGTTTCAGGTGAATTGCCGCGAGGGCTTAGTTTGAGGCTGGAGATAGTGCGCCGATCAAGCAGCAAGTCGTACTTCTCATTGAGCGCACCAATGCCTTCACCTACCCGCTGCGTGGCCTCACCAAACGCTCCAGGCGTTGGCTTAGGAGCTTCCACGCCGGCCTGCTTCGACAGATTCTGAAGCCACACTGCTGTGTTGGCTTTCTCGTTTGACCCTGACAGAGGGACCGACGAAAGGCCTTCACCAGCCATCTTGCCGTACTTACCGCCAGCCACCTGATCAGGCGTGAGTCGAAGCCCCATGGCGTGAGCGTCGCGGGCCAGCGCCGCCGTCTCCGGATCGACTTCAGGCAGCGCTTTCGCCGCGACTTTCCCAGCGGCCCGACCAGCCTTGCCGACCGCAGCAACGGCACCTTCACCCGTCGCCAAAGCGCCGCGCGGCACTTCACCAATCCGTCCCAGCGTCCCGGCTTCGACAGGCAGGCCTTGCAGGCGCGACGCTTCGCCCAGCTTGCCTGCGCCTTCGATCAGGTTCTGACCGGTCTGCGTACGAGGCTGATAGGTAAGCTTGTTCGCGAGATCCACACCAGCCTTCTCGCCTTCCTGAATTCCAGCCTGGGTGCCGAACTTGCCGCTTGTGAGGGTCTTGCCAATGCCGTACACCTGGCCGGCGGCGCCCGCAGCAGCACCCGTCACAGCGGACAGGCCTGCCTCGCCTACACCGAGAATGCGGTGCGCGATGTCGTCGGCGTTCTTCTGCGCAGGCTGATTGCCGGCGCCCTGCTCAGGCGGCAACTGGTCGAGCGGCGCCGCAGCTTGCGCAGACACAGCGCCGGGGGCCTTGTACTTGTCCCAGGGGCCGATAGCCGACGCCGCAGTATCCTGACTGTATTTCTCCCAGGGCATCATTGCACTTTCTCCCAGCTGGCTGGCGAGGACGGATCGCCGCCCTTGAACCGGTAGCCGCCCTCCACGGTGCCGACAGACGGCGCGCCTTCGCCATGGCCTGAGATACGGGCTTTCTGTTGTGCCTGTACCTCGTTAGGGGCCTGACGAGCCGCCGCCATTTCCTTCTCCATCACCCCAAGTACCGCGTCAAGCTGTTCGGGCGTGCTAGCCGTGGTCAGCAGCTCGCGTGCGTGTTCCTTGTCCGCGACGGTCGGCGTACCGCTCGGGCTGATCGCCCGGGCGTAGGCGTTGACTGATGTGTTAAGCGCCGTGCCGAGCGCGACCACGCGCGGGTCACCCGAGCCGGTCTGCGCAGCCTGCAAGGCAGCGTTGACACCGGGAAACTGCGTGCGCGGCAGCGCGGCCGACGCCTGACGGACCAGCGGAAATGTTTTCTGCGCCTCGGCCACCGCCATGCCCACGTTGGCGGCCTTCGTGGCGCCCGTGCGTGCAGCTGCCTTCTCGCCCTGGAACGCCACGTTAGCTGCTGCCTGATCGGCGCCGGTACCGCCGGCCGCTTCCTGCAGACGTGCCACTTCCTTGCGGATTGCGACAATGTTCTGCGCGCCCTGCACGCTGCGCCCCTGGTTCTGATAGACGGAAGTGTCGCCCGCCATCGCCTGCTGCGCCAGAAACTTCACGTCTTCCGGCGCCAGCTTGCCATCCGGATCGGCGGCGTGCTTCTGCTTTGCCTCATCCATGCGGAATTGCAGCATCTGCTGCTGCAAGGCGAGCGAATCCTGGTGCGCCTGCTGGCGTTCCTGGATACTCAGTTTGCGGTCTTCAGATGCGTCGTTCGCCGCGTCAATCCGCGCCTGCAACGCATCGCGCGTTTCGCCCAGCTTGGCTAGCTGGAGCTGCTGCGTAAATTGCTGCTGAGCCTGCGTAGCCTGCTGCTTCGCCTGTGCATCGAGCAGCGGCGTAAGCTGCTGCAACCCGGCCATCAGGTCCGCGCCCGACAAACCCTGATCCTGTAGCACCTTGATCGCGCTTTGCAGGGTCAAAGGACCACCCTGCCCTTGCTGAGGCTGTTGGGGTGGCGCCGATTGCGGAACCGGAGGTGCGGGAATCGCACCTTGTGGCGCGGTTTGCGCCTGGGTAGGCGTTGTCGGCATCGGGCGGAACGGAGGCAGGGGTGGGCGCACCGGACCCGGCGCGGGACCTTGCCCGGGCAGCGGAGCGGCTCCCTGCGCCTGCGGTGCACCTTGCTGAGGCGCTGACGGTTGCCCCGGTTGCGGGGGCTGTGGCGGGGGCGGCATTTGCCCTTGCTGCGGCGCGCCAGCCTGCCCGCTTGCCAGAAGTTGAGGCAACGCGTTACCCGCCGCCGCCATCGCGGCCTGCTGCTGGCGTTGCTGCTGCTGCGCCTGCTGGAACTGGGCAAGCTGAAGCTGCGCTGCCTGATTCTGGTTCGCCTGTTGTTGCGCCTGTTGTTGGTATTGCTGGAAGTACGGTAGCCCGCCGAGTCCCGCCATGATGGCTCCTAGCTGGTAAAGCCGTATGAGTTGCCGCCGCCACTGTAGTACGGGTTGCTGTTAAACGCGCCGGAGAAGTTGCCGCCGCCGCCGAAAGAGCCTGTCGTGCCGCTAAACAGGTTGGCGAAGCCGCCCGCGTTCTGCACCGCGTTGCCCAGGCCGCTGACGCCTTGCGCCACCGAACTGCCGAGCGCCCCGGCCGCCTGGTTGCCTGCGTTGAACGCGGTGGCGTTCACGCCTTCCGCCGAATTCATGTAGTTCTGGCCCGTGCCCTGGATGGTCTGTGCCGGGGTGTACACGTTCTGGTTAAGGTACGAACCGTAAGCGTTGCCGAGCTGGCCGGCCAGGCCGGCGTTCTGCACCGCAGTGTTGTAAGGCACTGAGCCCGCCTGCTGCGTGCTTGCCGCTCCGGCGGCGCCTAGCGTCGCGCCCTGTCCGCCCAGCTGGCCGGCCTCCCCCGCAGCCTGCCCGTAAGCGCCCAGGCCCGCGATCTGGTTCTGGAGCTGCTGCGTGTTCCAGTTGATGCCGAAGTTCGACAACGCCTGATTCTGGACGCCTGCGCCTGCCGCGCTCGACCCAAGCCCGTACATGCTGTTCGTGGCGCCTGTCTGCTGTGTCAGGTTGTTCAGCGACAGGTTGTACTGCGCCTGATTCGGATCAAGCGAATTCTGGTAAACCTGCTGCCCGGCGTTCAGCAAACCCTGTTGCGCGCCGAAGTCCTGCCCGGAAGCTCCCTGGAGCTGCTGGCCAAGCGCGGCGTACTGCTGCCCCGCCTGGTTAGCGTACTGCTGGAGCTGGGGGCCGTAGACTGAACCTGCCTGCACGCCTGCGTCCAGGGAGCTCTGACCATACTGGTTAAGCCCCGTCTGGTTGTAGGTGTTGTAAAGCGAGTTTTGCAGGCTCTGCCACTGCTGATCAGCGGTACCTAGCCCGGTCGGTACGTACAGGCTCGACCCGTTGCCTGTACCGTCGCCGCCGCCTGACGTGCCGGGCGACGTCAATCCGCTAATCAGTGCGCCTGCGCCTGCAGAAGCCACCCCGCCCGCGATTGCCGCGCCTACACCCGATGGCAAGAATGGCATGATTTACTACTCCTTTTTCAGTACTTCTGGGTCCGCTACGCTTTCGGCGTGGATGCACAGCCACACGATATCCGTGATTGCCTGGATATGATGCGTCTTGCCTGCTTTCACTTCGATGGCGCGCGGGCCGTCCATAATCAGCAGTTCATCGCCAATCTCGACCATGGCACGCCCCCTTACGAGATAGCTCAGGTGATCGTAGTCGTGGACGTGCTTCTCGACTTCCTTGCCGGCTGCCAGTGTCTGTTCGCGCACGTACACCCCACCCGCGAAGTGGTGGAGGATGCCTGCAAGCTGTTCGTTCAGCACATGCGCGACGGCTTCCGGTAACTTGTCTCTCACTTTTCGCACCTCATGGATACAATCAGACTAATCCTGTCTTCCTGACCGTCGTTCACGACTTCGTGTTCAACCTCATTGTTGAAGAACCACGCTTCGCCAGGAGCCATCGCAACCACCTCATCCCCGAACCGGTTGATGCATTGTGGATTGCCCTGCAACACGACATAAACTTTCGTATTGTAATACCTCGCGTGCCATGACGCGCCATCCGTATGGGGCAGGATGCGCCCTCCTGGAGGGATCTTCGTAATCAGTATTCCGCCCAGGCGTGTGCCAAACACACGGGCCATCAGCCCCTGGACAATAGGCCGCGCACTGGGTAGCGCGTACCACTCCGGAAGGAACGCGGACTCGTGCTCGTCGTGGATTCCAGTGAAGTCCCCTGTCTCTTCGTACTTCTTCAGGTTCACGTTAAAACGTAGCCAGATATCATCCATCTGCGCATGAGGACTATTATCCGCATCTTTACGCATGCGGTGCCGGTTCCAAAGCTTCGGCTGACGAGCCATCTCCAGTAGAAGCGGAACCGGGTCAATGCCCTGCGCGATCTTGACCATGTGTTTCATGCGACGCTCACAAAAGCGGAAAGGACGAGCAGCAGATCGTCGGGCGCGATCTTGTTGACTGGCGCCTTGAGCGGCAATACGACCTTGCTTTCTTCGAGCGCAGCCGCGCACAGTTCGCTACAGAACCATGCGCCCGAGGTGCGCCACAGGCGGCCCGGGATGAAAGCGGCGATCGCCATCTGGTCGTAGGGGCACCCAATCTGCGACTTCACGAAAGAGTAGTACGCCTCCTCCTGATTCACCGTACAGGGAACCGTGATGCGCAGTACTGTCTCGCCGGCCACGTAGGTGGCGGGGCGGATCTGTACCCCCGCCGGCACGCCGCCGATCACGTCATTGCGCGCACCAAGCAGCGTACCGTCCGGTAGAACGCTATCGACGTGGGAGTACAGCCCGTGGTCGAACCACTGGATCAGGGAAGCGCCGAAGCCCTTCCCCTGTACGAATTGCAGGACGATAGCGCCCATGATCAGTTAGCCGGCGCTACCGAAGGTGCGGCCGGAACCAGACCGCCAATCTCAGCGCCGACGCCTGCGGGTGTAACCGTGCCTGCTTCGGCTACCAGCTTGGCATTGATCGTCGTCAGGACCGCCTGCACCAGCTGCGCTGCGCCGACCACTGCAGACTGCTCAAGATTCGGGAGCGTCGCGGTCAGGTTGGCGAGAAACTGGTTGGCGAGGATACCCGCCGACAGAGGGTTGACCCACTGGCCCGGGTTAGCCTGGATCGTGAGTAACGTTGAGTTGATCACCGGCACGACGTTGGTGAACACGTCCTGTTCGGCAAGGGCGGCGAGTTGCGAGAAAACCTGCGAAGCGGTGAGCGTAGTCATGTCAGATCCTTCAGTTTGAGGCGGGAAAGGTAGGAGCGGCCGGCGTGCCTCGCGTCGTGCCGAAATGATACGCGCCAAGCGCAATCAGACCGTTTTTGCAATAGTCGATTATCGCATCGCAACCGGGCATCGGGTGGATCACAAAGCCAACCCACACAGCGCCCATCAGCGCTCCGACGATAACCTTGAGCTGGTCAGTGTTCACGTGAGTGTTCCTCCTGCGGCTTGGTACCATGCGAGCCACTGCGCCCGGCTGTTGTTATTCTGCGCTACACCGCCCGTTGCGCCGGGGAGACTGCGCCATACCGGCATCAGCAGCGCCATTGCCCGGTCGATCTGTCCGGCGTCGACCAGCGCTAGCGCGCCTCTGTTATCAATCAGTTGCAAAGCCATTGCATCTTGCGTCGCTGGGCCGAAGTCGGCCAAACCGGTCTGCGCGGAAAGCATCAGATAGGTTGGATGGTTGATCTGGTAGAGCCCCGCCGCCGTGCTGTCGAGCGCAGTATCGAGGATGTCGGGATGCTTGCTGTAATCGCTGAACGTGAGCGGATGCCCTGGCGTCGAGCCGACCAGTACGTTGTACCCCCGGTCAGTTTCCGCGATCAGCGCCGCGCCGACTTCACTCTGCCCGATTGCTGCGAGAAACGCTGTTCTATTCGACATGATCAGCCCCAAAATTTCTTGAAACCGCCTGCCGCACCGTACGCGGCGAGCCACAGCATGAGATAAAAACAAGCCTTCCAGACCAGGGAGACGACCCCTTTCCCGATGTTGAGCTGGAAGCGCTGCGCAGCCCTCCTTTCCAGTTCATCTACGATTGCCTTTACGTCGCCTTCGGTAAGCGTTCTGCCGTCCATTGGTCATCCCCGATCCGTTTCGCCGCTTCGCGCTGGCTCAGTGCCACGGCGTTGTTAAGTTGGTCCTGCCTCTGCACGACTTCGTTGCGCATCGATTCCACCGCCGCCTGCACGCCGACCGTGTTTCGCGCATTTTCGAGAATCAGAACCGGCGTCCAGGCCATCGCGCAGTCGAAAGTATCGAGACGCGCACCCGTCTGGGGGTGCGTACCTGTCAGGTGGACCCAGAACTTGCACTCGTGTTCGATACACGGCTTGTTGAGCATCGGACACTTTAAAGGTTTGCTCACGACTTGACTCCGACAATACACTGGCAGTAGTTCACGTTGAACGTCTTCGTATGCGTGTGCGCGTTGCCGTTGCCGTTGTTCTGGATAGAGATCCCTGTGGCTGCCAGATTAATCGCCACAGCGGTCGCAGCGGTCTGTACTTCAAGATTGATGGCGTTGCTGCCCCCGCTCGGGTTGAACGATCCGCCGCCCGCACTCGTAGAGGTCCAGAAGTCAAACCCGGATGCGGGAGAATGGCTGTGGCCCGGACTGGAGTGGTTGTGCGTCGGATCGTTCACGCCGTGGTTGTGGCTCGCCAGTTCCGCCGTGGTCAGCGCATGGCCGTCCGTCGTCCACTGTGCGTTGAACATCCCGGAGTAGGCGTTCCCTGTCGTCGTCACGTTCGGGCCGGCGCCTGCGGTGAGCTGCAAGGTGTGGTCGGTGACGGTCGCGTCAATCGACCAGCCGGTTGGCGCGGTCTGCTGGTTGAAAATCGCGCGGGTACCCGACGGCGCGGACAGCGTGCCGACAGGGTTCGCGTTCGCATTCACCTGATTGACGATGAAGTTGAAATCGGCCATCACCTGCGAGGCGTCGGCCGTCGTACCGTTGGTCAGGATGTTCGGAAGTGTACCGATGACAGGCATTATTTACCCCTGGTTCGTGTAGCCGGTATCGGCATAGCGGGCGAAGAAAGTCACGATTGA